GCTACGCCTCGCGCTGCTACAATTGAAGATAAATATCTCCAATCGCGCTTGGGAAACTCATTAAGAGTTTCATTTTGATAGTTGTCAATAATCTCATTCTGATATTGATTGAAAAACTCCTTGTCCCATTGTGATGCACACTCAATCATTGAGTTCATCGTAGCCTCAAGACTGAGGCCTTTATCTCTGGTCCATTGAACTGATTCAAACAGAGTCTCCTTTCGAAGAGCTCCTGTCCACTTACCATGCAAAATTCTTGGTATAGCTCCCAAAAAGAGAGTTTCTTCAAATTTTGCACAATGATCTTCCAATTGTCTGTCTTTGAAAGCTGATGTATACTCTTGACCGAGTAACTTCATCAGTTCTCCGACTTTTTGGGGGTTCCATTGTATCTTCTCATTTTTACAAAGTTCATGATCGTCGCCAAGAACTTTGAGTCGAATGTATTCGTCAAAATCTAGATATGGATAATCCACATCAAAGATATATCTGAAATACAACTCATTAACTAAATTATTCAGTTGAGTTGTCCAAAAACATCCTGAAAAGTTGTTACTTATCAAAGCAAAAAGGTATCTACCAACTTGTGCTGGGGTTCCGGTTTCATGTTCAACCATGTACCAGCACGAGGGTCTGTCGACACCAATGTGTTTTACAGCTAATCTCACGATTATTCTGTAAGCCATCTCTCTGATCTCATAAACCATTCGTTGATCGAATCCTTTAAAATCTCCTGCTATAAATTCATGTCCAACTTCAGTTAAGTAGTCGTACATATCTTGCATATCATGAGAATATTGGTTGAATCCAACTGCACTACTTGTTGTTCTGTAGGATGAATTCATTGCACACAAAAGTGCTCCGAATTTCATTCTAAAAGCAACAAGGCAAACTAAATCATTAGCAAAAATCATTCTGGTTCTCACCTCTTTGATCTTCTTCTTTGACATTAATTCATCCTTAAGATATCCCACAAATCTGTGGTCAATCTTGGTTCCTTTCTTGTAGTTTTGCATTTCAATGATTTTCTTCAAGACGAGTCTTTTAAATTCCTCGTCGTAATGAAATTCACCATTCTCGTCAAACCAGATAAAGTCCTTCTTTCCTTTTCGTTTGTTAACACGAATTAGTGGAAGTCCTGCTGATGTTGATGTGTTTAGAGAGGACATCACCCCGGGTATTCCTTTACAGGCTTCCTCGAAGGTCAATTCTCTCTTTCCGGCTGGCCATTGCAATTTGGTATCAAGTTTATGAAACAATGCTGATTCAATCTTGATAAGTCGGTCTTTGTCTAATTCTGGTTGCACAAAATCAGACACATTCTTAATCGAATTAAGAATGGGGTCTTGTCCTTTGCATCGTTCATCCTTAGATGACAATATTGGTAATTCTTTCTCTGGTTGCTTGGAAAGTTTCCCATTCAATGCACTTTGAGTAAATTTGGTCTTTTCTGGTAAATGAACCATTTCCTGAATAGGAATGGTTTCAAAAAGACTCAAATTTGGTCCAAAATCTGCTCCTTCACAAATCAAAATGTCGTCATTAAACTCCACTTTTTCTTCTGAATCCAAGATTTCAAAATCCTCTTGGCAAATAAAATTTGCCATTCCTTCTGGATCACATGTTTTACTGGCAGAACCAGCAACATGTAAACCAAGAATGCGATTTGGAAACTGACCACTCAAACTAATGAGAGGTGATCCACAATCGCCCAATTGTGACATAACTTTATATCTCCAACATAATGGTAAACAATTTTGTTCACCATCAATTGAGTAGCATCGGTCATGTCCTAAAACTGCTGTTACATACTTCATTCCTGTCGCTGTCATCATTACTGCTGACATTGATTTGATGTTACTCAACTCATCAGACGTAAGAAATCTCTTTCTGATGTCCTTAAACTGGGGAATTTGTGTGTTCAATAATTCAAACAATACAATATCATTTTCTTCATTTTGGAAAAATTTTTTTGAGCAAATTCTGCTTTTAAAAACTTTCCCTCTATGTTCAATTTCTATCGGCGCCATGTCATTTACTATTTGTCCATTATGCGTAAAAGCATGGCGGAAAGTCAAAAACCATCTTCCGTAAATTGGTACTGCTGTGAATTCTCTCACTGCAATCTTACATTTCACGATCTCATAGTCTTTACTTTCTTTTGTCATTTCTGTTCCACGTCTCCAGTTTCCAGTTCGTTGGTTTCCTTCGTGTCGTATCTTATTTGGTTTAGCTGATTGAGCTCTCCAGTAATCTTTTTCATCTTTATTGAAATAGGCTACTAAAGCAGTAGTGACCGCAATAAATAAAGCAACGCCTACATAAATCTTTGTATAAAGATTCAATGCATAAGCGTCATCCATTAACGGTCCCATTGTCACTGTCTCTCCATAAGTAAACTTCTTAGTGGAGAGTGTTCG